AATCCTTTTCTAGAATCTTTTCCAGATATTCCTTGTCATATTTTTTTCCGTCTTCCCAGTGGTCCTCCACGCAGAGGTGTCCGTACCCAACGGTCCTTTTGTTCAATGTATCGCGGTACACGGTGTCTCGAAATCCCTCGTGTTTCTTGACTGACTCTAATAATTTATCGTAGTTCATCCCATTATCCCCATGTAAGCTGCGCGTAAAATCAAAGCCATCACACCGAACGAGACTGTCCACACGATCTTGAAGATCGTATCAACCCTTGCTGAAAGGTGCGAGATGTGGTTGTCAAGCTTCTGGTTGATGAGCTTCAATTGCCCTTCAATCCTGATGATGTCCTCACGGTTCTGTATCATTTTTTCCTCGGCCATTATAATATACTCAGTATGCCTCCACCTTTAGCTCCCTTCGTGAAAGGGTTGTCATTAATGCCTGTCTGCATCTCCGTGAACTTTCCGTCATTGCCCATGACTGGATTCATTTCCATTAGTCCTCCACCTGCCGCGTACTGCGGCTGTCCTGCGTTATAGGCGAGTGCCGCGTCCAGGTCACCCCCGTAGAGTGCCTGTGCCGCCGATGGATTCATGACCCTACTGGTCATCAACGATGATCCAGCCTGATTGGCTGGCGCCATTGATGTCTGGTCGTATCCTGCATCTCCACCACCTATCTCAGGTGCGTAGTCGGCGTCAGGATAAATTGATTCCGGCTTTTGCATCATATTTTGGATCATCTCCGGAGCCGTTGGCTCTATCTTATCCAGTCCTTCGAGGACATTCTTGCCACCCTCGATGGCGAGGTCTTTCCATTTTGATCCTTGCTGTTTTAATTCATTAGGTTTTTGCATTACTTTCTCGGACGTATCGAGATAGCGCTGTGAGTCTTCCAGTTCCTGCAGCTCCTTATCGAAGTCCATCCATTCCTCTGGGAACATTCTTACGAGCTTTTGAAAATTAAGCACGCGCAGTGCCGCTGGAAGCGTATCGTCAATTGTATTCATGTAGACGCGCATTGATACTGGTGATGTTAACACCCCGGCCATGTACCTCGCTCCCCATGCAAGTGCCGCTGTCTTTATCCATCCTGGAAACATTGCTCCAGCAACACCGGCTCCCACTGTCTTTGTCTTCAGTCCGAGTGCCTGTGTTGGAAGTGCTGACGTGATTGATGTTCGTACCCCTGCCATGACCGCACGACGCTGCATGAATGTGCTGATTTCCGGTATGCCGTGCTTGGCAGCTGATTCCATGATCGTTGCAAAATCCTCTAGCATCGCATGCGTAGGGAGACGGGTCATTTCCGTCTTGGTTAATCCTTCCCCAGCCTCTATGCCTGCGTCCCGCAGTGTCTTGCCGAAGAGATCATCTGTAAATTCCTTTTCAATTCCAAACTCGTCAATGTATTTTGTCTTGGTGACCGTTGGTCCAGGAAGAGCATCCTTGAAGAATGAGCTCATTTTCTTTTCACTTCCAAGCCCTAGTGCCTTTCTGAATACGGCAGCATCAAATATCTCCGCCCCTTCCTTCTGGACAATGGAGTTGTTGAACGTATCTGCAATATAGACTCCCAGTCCCTTGTTGTAGGCCTTATCACCTACGATATTGCGAAGCGCCTTGATGTTAAGGTCAACGAGTGATGGGTCTTTCTCCGCCACGTCAATGATTGTTTTCCATAAGCTGTGGGAAGCACGCACGGGATCGTTTCCTATCTTCAAGTTGAATCCGTAGCGCTGAACCTTGCCGACTGCCTGTCCTACATCCGTTCCCCAGATGAGCATGCCGTTGCTGACAAAATCCTCGTAGTCCTTCCACAGTCTGTGAACTTCAGGAACGCCACTCTTGCTGAGATTTCCTATGTCAGTCTCCCACGCACGGACGATATTGGACATGTCATCTGCGATATTGCCGTAGGCACCTTTCTCAAGGGTCTCGCGGAGTGCGTCCATCTGTGCACGGAGTCCGTACATCTGCTTGATGCTCCTTGCTCCAGTGCTTGTGTTCAAAACCTGTGTTCGTAGAAAGTCAATAAGTGGTGCTGGAACCTTGGAAGGGATCAGCATTGCTTCCGCCTCTTCTCTTCCGTATCTTCCAGCAGTATCCTTCATTCCCATTTGAAGTGTGTCATCATAGAACTGGACAATTTTCTTTGCCGTATCGACAAGCGTCTTGTCATAGACGACAGAGCCATATTCGTCAGCTGCCTTAAGAAGAGCAGCCTCTTTTTCCTTTGCCGCTGTCCTGAATCCGTGCAATGATTTTCTTGAAAGAGATTTAAAATTAACTCCCATTTCCTTGGCACTTTGGTAAGGCGCCAATCGGCCAATGATGTTTTCACCAACATCCATAATATCATCCATCTTCCTTGCGATGTTGCGGTAGGCGAGTGTTCCTAGATAAGGAGCACGTCCGAAAACTTTCATCAAGCCGGCGAGAATTGGGGATCCAATCTCGTGCCTCCTAACGTTCGTTCCCGCAACCATATCAAGATCCGGCCACCACTTTGAAGAGTAGTATTCATCCGGTCCTAGCCAGTTGAACGCCTTGGATTTGGTAAGCTTCGTGAAGAAATCAGGAAGACCTTGCGTCAACCCTATTCCTTTTATGTTTATGTTTTCAAGAAAATCACCAGGAAGATTGAAGGTCGCCTTCTCTCCCTTCGGCGCCGCCAGTCCTGTTGCCTTATAGAGACGCTGCTCTGCTTCCATAATTTCTTTTCCGCCTGGAACGCCCTTGCCGGCTGGCTGCTTGAACATTCGGAAGACACCACTGCCAACCAGTTTCCTGAGTCCGTAGTAGGCTGGACGTGCTCCGAAGAAAGCTGTTCCGATTGCGCCGTCAATGGCCATTTCCTTTGATGCATTCTTAAGACGTGTAATTTGATCCGGACGGTTAATTCCTTGTGGTCCAAATGTTAATGATTCCGGGATTGCTTTTGATATTAAATTAAGTTGTTGATTGGGACTTTTTGCCAGCCAGTTCTTGGCCTTTCCTGCATTCGACATCATATCGAGTGCCACTTCATAGCCATAATCCATGAGGCCAACGCCTGCCATGCCACCAAGGACTGCTCCACCTGCACGTGCCCACCAAGGGCCTTTCACGGTTTTAGCACCCCTTGCAGCACCGGCTGCAAATCTCTTGGCCCATTGTTTCTGACCCCATTTCCATCCTTTGATGGATCCACCAATGCTTCCAGCCATGAGCGAGCCTTGTCCTATTACGGGATAAGGGTCAGGAGTGGATGTCCACGTTCCTGAAACATCATAGTTGGAATATACTTGCGGTCCGACGTCAATGAAATCCTTTTCCTCCAACCCGGAGGCGAACATCATTTCCTTTCTCATTTCCTCCCCTTGATCGAGGTACGTTCCGTCGCCAGTTTCCTGATACTTGTTGACTGCCTCTTGGAGAAGAATTGTAATATTGTCCTTGACCTTATCACGCTTCATTCTATAGAGGCGCATGTTTTCAAGTTCCGAATCACGTTCCGCAACTTGAGTCTCTGTCAATCCTAGGCCGAATTTATTCAGCCAGTAATTTTCTTTTCCAAAAAGATTCTTTCCTTTTATCTTGGGTGTTAGGACATTTCCAAGAACTTGGAAGGGAGCTGCTGCAGGGTCTGCAATCCATTTCTTCTGGAATTTTCTTCCTTCCCTGATGATGCGCATGGATTCGGTTTCAGGTATTCCACCTTCCGTGGTTCCTGTAAATTCTACATCCAATGGCGCGTCTACGCCAGGGGTTACACCTCCGAATATATCCTCTTCGTATTCCTTGTATTTTTTTGCCATTATTCTAGTACGCTTATGTCAACGCCGAATATATCCGCCCACTTATTGGTAATGGAGTTTGATTCGACCATGTCTTCATTGTAGTCCTGCTGTATATTTCCCTTTGTTTTATGCTTCCAGTCAACATAGCTTTTCCCTCCTGGAATGTCCGGAACAACGGAATAGTCTGCAGGGTTACGAGTCCTAAGATCATAGTATGCATTCTCAAAGTCGCCCATGTTCGCGTACCCAAATTCGTCAGGAGCGTACTGAAGGTCGGATCTCTTCGACGCGAGTTCCTCGTTGTTCGTCAGTCCTGAAGACTCCATCGCACGCATCATGTCGTTGTGGAGTTGCATGTAAATTTTCATGTAGTTGTTAATAACTTGTTTTGGTGAGTTGGATCTTCCAAGTATTCCTGTTAGGGAAGTATCCGCAAAGGATCGTCTAAGAACGTCCGCCAACATACGTCCAGTAGGCTGCCTGTTTCTTGCAAGCATCAGCCCAATGGTTGTCTCGAATGTTTCAAGCGCACTCCTGTTTGGATCAAGAAGAATTCTTTCAAGGGAATCCTTCGTGAAGTAAACCTTCGGGTCGCCGGCTTCTGACATGATATCTCCGTCCACGTTGTAGCGCAAGTCATTCTGTCCGTACTTGTTTTTCTTGTCAATGAAGACTGGGATTCTTTCCCCACCCCATTCAATAGTTCCATTGCTCTCGTAGACTGTGAAGTCCCCGTACTTGTTATTTACGATATCACTGACAAATCCCTTGTAGCGCTCATCGAATTTACCGTCATCGGCTGCCTGCTGGATAAGCTCTGCCAATGGACCGAATTTCCTTCCAACTTCTCCTTCAACCCCGATGAGATGCTGGTTGTTGATGATTGTTGGCATAATATATTCCGCCAGCTCTTTCAATCCACGTTGCGTATATTTTCCGTAAGCTCTTTGTGACGCTGCCGCAGCTGAAAGTTCCTTTCCGAATGTAGCGGCGCCTTCTATGCCTGGCATCATTGAATATCCTTCCGTTCCGCCAGGGTCCTCAACGAAGGAGAATGCGTCATAGCCAAGCTTGTTGTTTAAATTGTAATAGTATTCCTCTTCAGGGCTTGTTCGCTTCACCTGCCTTATCTTTGTTGGAGGCCCAGCAGTAATGAAATTGTCGTTGTCATCCCTTTGGAATGATCCGTCTTTATTCATTGCATAATTATTTTTGTAGACCCACACGTACGGTCCGCTTCTTGCATCCGCCTCTTTTTCCTTGAAGTAAAGCTCCATCGCCGCCGTGGTTAGTTCACGGTCAGCCTTCTGTTTTTCCGCTCCTATCTGGAACAGCATGGGTGCTGTTTGCGCAGCAGCCTTTCCTACAACCTCAAAGAATCCGGATACTCCAGGGTTCCTTGTCTCTCCTGCCATCAGTGCGGCACCTAGTTGCATGAGCAATGCGGAAGACTGCATTTTATCTCCTCCTGCCTGCCCCAGAAGCTGTTGCATGGTATCCTTGTATTGCTTAATTCTTGTTAGACTGTCATTGTCAATAATCAGATTAGGATCACTGGAAGCATTCGTAGTGGACTCGCTTTTTGATACGTCATCCTCACTTGACTGGTTGTCCTCGAACTGGAATGTTTCGTCCGTGTAGTCCTTGTTACTTGAATTGTTTGGATCGGAAATGACTTCTTCGTCAATAGTAATTTTTTTAGGAAGTTTTGGTTTTTTAATTTCCTTGTGCTCGACGGTAGTGTCCGTGGTGATGGGATCAATTGTTCTTGTCGGATAAAGCTTGTCAGCGGCTAGCAATCCACCTTCAATGGTTGCGCCCCACCCAAGCATGGACTTTAATTTCCCGTGCTTGCCTGCTAGAATGTCAATGTAATTGCGATAAATGGGGGCAGCGTGTTTCATCCCCGTGAATAAAGCGCGATCGTAGATTCCCATTAGTTACCTCCTAAACCATGCTTTACTGTTGACCGTAGCCTTGATACATGCCGAGGCCCATAATTCCTCCACCTAGAACTTGTGCTAGTGGATTAGTCATAGGCGATGTTCCCATCGTCGTAGCCATTTGCGTGGATGGGACCTTGCTGTAAATGTCAGATACAAATCCCATACGTTGGTATGGTTCAGCGGCCTGCTGTATTTGCTGCCTGTACGACGCATCTTGTATTTGCTGTGCGCGTTGCTGTTGAACCGAACCCGCCGCCATTGATGACGCCACGTCCTGTTGAATTTGTTGCTGTACTTGTTGTCCTAATCCAGCACTTGCTTGCCCTGCAGCACCGTATCGAGCCATTTGGTTTTCGAAATCCCCCCTTGCGGATTGCTGTGCCTGTAAATAATTCTGTGCTTTTGATTGTCCTACTGCCTCTGCTTGCTGTCTTCCAAGCTCCGCGGATTGAATTCCTTCGCGTGCTCCGCCAAACGCTCCTGTCTGCACTCCTCGTGCGGCGGCTTGGTTCTGTAGTTTTTGGAACTGGCTTTCTATTCCGGCAGTAACTTCGCTTTGATATGGGTTCATATAGTTC